CATAGTCAAGTTCAGCTATATCTATACGGGCATACGTGCCAAAGCCAAAGCCCTAGAGCGTACTATCAAACGTCAGTACGTGGACAATATCTGGATGGTAGATGACTGGAAGACCGAATGGTTAGTAAAGGATGTTAGCATGAGCCAGCTTCAGGCCTATGTGCAGGATCTAATCGATTCTAGGCACTTGGGGCTAGAGCTGTTTGCCCAAGACTATGACTTTACCCAGGGTGAACTAGACCCGCTCAAATACCGAGTAGCAACAGTCTGATTTAAACCCAGCTGGGGGTCCAGGGTAGTGAGCACGTTCTACATAGCCCAAGCTCATCATAGCATAACGATAAACTTCAATGCCCAATTGAATACTAAGACCCGAGTGGGGTCTTAGTGCCTGGCCCTGCCCTGGAGCATTTAGCTCTTCCTGTACACAACGCACAGTACCCCCTGGCTCTGATTCTAACAAGATCCTATTTGGTTTAACATACTGTACGATATCTTCCAACAAGCCCAGGGGGTTAGAAGTATGTGTGAGCACTCCAAACAAGACAACACAGTCGTAACGCCCAGGAGCACGAACAGCGTGTGCCCAATCCTGTTCCACTAGATGTAGTTTAGGCCAGCGTTTACGAAACAGCAGGCAAGCATCACTATCCAATTCCACCCCTGTATAACCAGAGCTTTGTGACGCTATCAGCTCTGTAAAGAATGAGCCGTTGCTGGGACCCAATTCCAATACCGAGCCCCCTGCTATCCAAGGGAACATGCTACGGCCTATAAGGGCTATATTATCTTGTTGAGTATTTGGTAAATCCATTCCGTTATGCCAGCAAATGAAGCCGCGAAGCGGTAGCGCAAAGCGCAAAATTTAGCGGTAGACAGTTTTTCATATTAAATCCAGGCCCTTCTGTACAAGCCGCGGCGCGATCGCACGTCTTGTACCGAGAGTTTAACGATAATCAGCACCAACACACCATCCTACAAGGCTCCGGCGCACACCCCGAGTAACAGGAGTAACGCGGTGCAACATATAGCTAGGAAAACTTATCAAGGAGCCCTGCTCTAGATAAAACTCGCTTTCTTTCGCATAATCTTGCCCATAGTTAATCTCTAAGCGTCCACCCTCATACGCCTTAGGGTCACTCAGTTGCAGGGTAAAACTTAATTTACGGCACAGTTCAGGACGACTGGGGTCAAATACGGCACTGCCCCAATCTTGATGCCATTCATAGTGCCCATTCTGCGAGCTATCGTATACAGAGTATTGCAGGGGCTGTATATAGTCTAGATCAAGGCCGTAGAATTTGGTATTATGCTCTTCTAATACGGCCCACAAGCGGTTAAACAACCAACTATCCTCACTAGAGGGCTTCATCATGCAGACACGACTGCTACGGCTAACACCCGTGTAGTCGCTAGATCCATCTTCTAGATTACTATCCCCTGTAGAGCAGATCTGTAGTATTTCCTCGGGAGTAAAAGCCCCACGAGTAACTGCAAACTGCGAACGATTCATAGAAAATCAGGACCCACTACCCATCCTACTAGACTTCGTCTAGTACCATGCGTTACGGGAGCGACTTCGTGTAAGAGCCAGCTAGGAAACACAGTAAGACATCCAAACTCTCGCATTGAAGACTTAGTTTCTGCATCAAGCTCACGACCAGAGTGTAGCACTAGGTCGCCACCTTCATAGGAATCGGGCTTTGATAGCTGTATGGTAAACGACAGCTTACGGCATATATCATTGCGTCCAAATATAGTGCCAGCACCCCAATCCATATGTGGCTCATAGTAGCCCGCACCTGCAGGATATTCTGAAAACTGTATGGTTTCAACGCCTTCTATAGCATAGTCATAGTAGGTTTGATTGTGATGCGCAATGCCCGCACTTATCAGCTTGTATAACCATTGACTGTCCGCAGAGGGTTCAATAAAGCCCACTCTAGAAGCACGAATAAGAGGATTGGCCACTTGTTGAGCCGTTGTACCTGTGTCATCAGCTTGTGCAACAGTAGCATCAACGAGTTCAGGTACTAGACTGCGTAAGCGTGGAATGTCTTCTTCTCTAAAGAAATGACGGGTGGTTGAAAAGTAATAGCGTTGTCCTTGTGGACGTAGTTTAAGCCCACGATTGGGTTGATTTGGTATAAAGCTCATGTGTATTATTCCGTTTTAAATGATTGGTCCTGGGCGTACAGGTGCTGGATTACGATAGTTGGCATGACATTTTGGACAGTCAAAGCCCATGTTGTCGCTTCTGGGTAACATTGACGTTAAGCACTTGGCACAGGTCTGCATGCCCGCTTTGTCAGTTAAACTAGGCTCTAAGTGTTCACCTGCATCTAGTGGTAACATAGCAACTGGACTATACACAGCACGTACTTTTGAACTACAGTAATGACACCACCACTGCCCTGTTTCACGTGTATTCCAGTTGGTACACTCATTACCACATACAGAGCACTTGGGTGCATGTGCATCTCGATATGCTTTGGGTCCTGGTTCAAAGTCTTTATATGACTTTAAAGGTATACCATTGCGTGAGTACCAACGATTGGGATCTTTGGGATTCTGCCCGTTTAACCATAGCTTGCTGGGATCGTTATAGCCCACACCTTCCATCTGCAGGCTGTCAAAAGTAAGGTCAGCTGAAGCTGGACGACGAGGAGGATTGGCTGTACGTCCCCTAATTTTATCATATATTGTCATACGCATATTTACAAGTGTATAAGCGTCAATCCTCTGGATTTGACTGCTCACTGTAAACCGCTGTATACACATAGTATACAGGGTTCCTAGTGAGAGGTCAATACCTGACCAAAGAAAAAGCCTGTATAGTGGGAAATCCTTTGATCTTTGTGGAAAGTAATCTCGCATAGCCTGTCACCCCCACCACCATCCAAAATTTTTTAGCCTATATTCTAGAGTTTTTCCACTGTTTTGGCTCACTTTTTACCACTATTTCGGCCGTTTTAGGCAAATTCTGATTGACTTTTTACGGTAATTCCAGTATACTATGTACATGCTTAAACGATCTTATATACTTGTTCTTCTAGTTCTGCTAACTCTATCACTACAAGGATGTCTTGCTACGGGCCGTCAGTGCCGATCATATGACTACTGTGTAGAACGAGATGGTCCGCGTCAATATATACGTGCTCCTGATGGTTGGGGTGGTAAGTATTGTCAGCAGAATCCGGAGAATTGTTGATGCAAAATCAGAAAAAAGGCGTTATTCAAAGTAGAGGTCTTGGTGATCTCATTATAGCATTACCCATAGCCAAGTATTGGGTAGATCAAGGTTATGAAGTATACTGGCCCGTATGTGATCCCTTTTACGATCAGATGCGTGAGGTCGCTCCCTATGTAAGTTGGATCTCAGTGCCCGTTGATCCACAAGGTTTATTCTTTTATGAAAACCCCGTTAGACAGCTTAAGGCTTTAGGGATCGAGGAAGAAGATATCATTTATCTATATCAGTATCTATCTAGCCATCCAGAGCGGACTGTTCCCTCACACTTTGCACAGTTCAAGTTCGATCAGTACAAGTATGCTATGGCGGAATTACCGTTTAGCATGAAGTGGGATCTAGATCAGTGTATACGCAGAAACCCCGTTGCCGAATCTGCACTATACGAGCAGGTTGTTAAGCAGGATCGTTATATGGTCTATCAAGGGACCGCTTCGGACTTAGAGTATCCTATCGATCTAAGTGTTATTGAGCCAGGTGTACAATGTATTGAGTTAGTGGAACTAGAGGGATACTCTGTGTTCGATTGGCTCAAGGTCATCGAAGGAGCCGAGACCTGTATACTGATTGACTCAGTGTTTGCTAACCTAATCGATCAGCTTAAGATATGGTCAGGTCCTGACTTATACTACTTGCGCAAGTGGAACCGTCGTGTAGATGGTAATCCAGTACTACTAGGACCATGGACATTTGTTCTAGTAGATGATCCCGTGGGCATGCAGGTATCTAGTATAGCGGACAAAAACCCCGTTGCAGAACCACGCCCTAATCCACAGAAAACCCCGTTGCAGAACACGGGGGGTTCAGGGCAGACCTACACACCTTATGGAAACTCTGCGGCCAAGGGACCTACTTCATTCTTGGACAAAACTAAGAAGCCCAATACAGCACAGAATCTGCTGGCAGGACTAGGACTCAAGCAATAACTGTGCTATAATAAGCACAAGGGCCCTTAGCTCATGTTGGTTAGAGCAGTGGACTCATAATCCATTGGTGCCGTGTTCGACTCACGGAGGGCCCACCATTAAACCCTGAACCGAAAGTGAAGTACGGCCGCGCGGTGTAGTAGCTGATAATATGAACCGGTGCTGTACCTAAGGACATGTCATAGACACAGCGTTGAAGCCTACTGTAGCGATACAGCAGGGATGAGCTGGATTACCGGTAAAACGGTAGTTGTCGCGGGCGAGTAGGTTAACGTAGCGTCTGTATCAGCAGAACTAGGGCCCCTATAAACGGGCGCAATCTACGAGGGGAACATGTCCGGACCTTAGCGGAGCATGTTTACCCACCCGGCCTGTCACGGCTATCCAATCCAATTATAGACGATTATAGTTCAAATTGACCCTTGTGTCAACCAGGGTATCCCAATCTGTGGCGAAAAAGCCACGGTTGGAGTGCCAGGGGGTGTGGCGAAAAAGCCACGGCGGGTGTGGCGAAAATACAACGAATCCAAAGACCCTACGGTTTAGTCGGGCATTAAACGAATGGTTGACAAATGGTAAAACCGGTGTTATACTATACACATGAACTTAGAAAAGCCCACTCGTAAAAAGCGCACCGATCGTAATCACATCATATACGAGCTTATCGTAAATGGCAAGAACTACATTGGGGTGACAGCAAAGACAGAGAGCACTATACAGAAGAGCGTGAAGGCTCGTGCCGCAAAGCATTTCTACAGAGCTAAGAAGGAAAACAAAGACTGGCTCTTGTGCGCAGAACTTCGTCAACTCAACAGCAAAGACGAGATAGAGATCTTGATCCATGCTGTGATCAGAGGTAAAGCAGAAGCGCATAAGACAGAGGTTGCGATCCGTAGGGCAGTCAAGCCCGTGTTGAATACAGATACAAGAGGAGATTGAATGAAGCACTATACCTACAAAGGGTTTGAATACCATACTTGGGACGATGTAGAAGAGGATAACATCAAGATGTTCCACGAGTGCCATAAGGCGGGACGGGAGATCAAGATGCCCTTAGAGTTCTACAATCATAGTCCCTACAGTCTAGTCAACTATGATCAGTTCGTGGCTTTTGTACAACAGATCGAACTGGTAGAGTTTGTCAGGGGTTGACAAAAGGTAAAACCGGCAGTATAATATACACTTACACTACACAGGAGCGACTATGTTCAAACTACTTTCCACAGCAAATCCCAAGATCCAAAAGGGTACGAAGCTAGGCTACTTGAGCTTTATCTTGCATCTTGCGCCAGCAGACTTGAGCGGTAAGGAAGTATGCCCAAAGCGGACCGCTGGTTGTACTGCCGCTTGCCTTAATACTGCCGGTCGTGGCGGCATGTTCAAGCGGGGTGAGAACACCAACATGATCCAAAAGGCTCGTATCCGTAAGACCAACTACTTCTTTGAAGATCGCGACAGCTTCATGAAGGATCTCTATCACGACATTAATAAAGCCATCAAGTTCGCGGCTAAGGCAGGCTTGACGCCCGTGATCCGTTTGAATGGTACGAGCGACTTGAGCTGGGAGAAGTACACGGTGGGCACTACAGACATGAATCTGTTCCAATTGTTCCCTACAGTACAGTTCTACGACTACACCAAGGTATTGGGTCGTAAGACTAAGATGTATCCCAACTATCACTTGACATTCAGCCGTGCTGAGTCTAACGATGCTGATGTGGGTATGGCTCTTGCGCAAGGCATGAATGTTGCGGCAGTATACGATGAGATCCCAGCGGGCATGCATAGTGCCGATGAAACTGATTTGCGCTTCTTAGACCCCAAGGTTGGCTTGATTGGTTTGAAGGCTAAGGGCCGTGCTAAGAAGGACTACAGTGGGTTCGTTATCCGTTTGAAGGCTGTGGCATGAAGCTGAATGAAGTACTACAGTGGACGGGCACGGTATGCATCTTGGCGATGTACGTGCTCATGAACTTCTTCCGGGAGTTCCAATTGGACCCGCTCTTTGGGCTATTGGGCGGGCTCTGCTATCTAGCTTGGACTGTACGTGTGGCAAATAAGCCACAGATGATCGTTAACGTTGTAGCTATAGCCGTATGCGCTGTAGGGTTATTTAGAGCATGGGGTTGACAGAATGGTAAAACCTCTGTATAATTAAGGCTTAAACACACTAAGGAGCAGATATGTTATCAATTAGCGAAGTTAACTCAGCGATCATGACCCAGGTCTGGACGGACGTAGAACTCCGTAGCATGATTGATTCAATACAGTGGAATCGTAGCCGCCTGGCTCAGCGAATCAAACGAAGCATCATGGTGGGCGACAATGTCCAGTTCACCAGCTCTAAGACAGGACGTCAGATGCGTGGCTTCGTTACCAAGATCGCCATCAAGTATGTGACAGTCAACACGGGCATGGGCTTGTGGAAAGTGCCGGCCAACATGCTGTCAGTGGTTGAGGAGTTAGAAACCGCGTAAGCGGTAGGGTTATTGATAGCATCGGTTGACAGATGGTTTAACCGATGCTATACTAGAGACAAGTTAGAGATTAGGGGTTACCTACACCGCTAGGGCTCTGGGAAGATGACAATGTCGACGGATGTTGGTCTAGTCCAGGTCATGAAGGCAGGCCTTCGGGTGAAGCGGGCGGAGAATGTAGGAAGTAATGACCGTAGAGGCCTTATGTAGACGTTGCATAGGGTAGACATAGATCTACAATGGTTCCCCGTTGTTAAAATACAACATCTAACTGGTTGACATCTGGTAAAACCTGTGTTATACTATACACTTAAACACTAAAGGAGCAGATATGTTTGATGAACTGGTTAGAGTAGCGAAAGAAGTTGGTAATGGTGACTTGTTGGTAGGCCTGTTTGCCATCAAAGTAAACCGCCACAAGTATGACGAGGACTTCCTTAAGACCTTTGACGTCTTTATGGACATGGGTGCTCGTATGTTTGAGCCGGCAGAAGCAGAATGATCTTTCTGCAAGAGACTACCGATTGGGAGTTCCCCAATCACATCTATGTGCTAGATGACAAGAAGGAGAATATGCTGGCCTTCATCAACTGTGAGACCAACCAGCACAAGGTCTTCAAAAAGCCCATTAGATTTGACAGCCGTCACAGAACTTTTTCTAAAATAAAGGTTGACAACAGGTAAAACCTGTGTTATACTACACACTTAAACACTAAAGGAGCAGAGATGAATATATCAACACTAGAGGCCTATGTGGCACAGAAGAATCAGTGGACCCGAATTTTTAAGGGCAAAGAACTGAGCCTGCTGAATGCCGCAGATCGTCAGCGTATCGCAGACATGATTGATGCAGACATGAGTCCTGAGAACTTGACTTGTGATGGCGAACTGCCACGCGATGTGGTGCGTGACAAGGTGCGCCGTTTGAGCCGTTGTGCTGAAGAACTTCTCAGCATTGACCCTACCGTAACATTCTACGAAATGGGAGTCTAAGATGCTCAAAGATCAACTGATTGATCTTGTATTAGATCAGATCGTCAAAGACCTCGAGGGTAGCGACATGACCGCCCTTGAGGAACTGTTGAAGTCCGTGCCCGAAAAGAACCTAATCGCCTACTTACCTGAAGGAGTCTACAATGCCTAATTGGTGTAACAACTATCTAGTCCTAGAACACGAAGATCCTACTATGATCGATCGGGCCAAGAAGGCCTATGCCGAGGGCAAGCTCTTAGCAGAGTTTGTGCCTGTGCCCGAAAGCCTGCACATTGTAGCAGGTCGCGTGGGTGATGACACAGACCCCAAACAGATCGAGCTCGAAGCACAGGAGAAGGCCAATCTTGAGAAGCATGGCTACTCTACTTGGTATGACTTCTGCGTCAACGAGTGGGGCACCAAGTGGGATGTTGGTGGTGAGGATATGCTCACAGAAGACGGACCCAATGCTCTGCGTATGAACTTTGATTCAGCCTGGGCACCTCCTATCAACGCTATGGAGAAGTTTCAGGACTTGGGCTTCAAGGTCAAGTTGGTCTATTGGGAGTCAGGTATGTGCTTCTGCGGTATCTTTGACGAGAACGGCGATGACTACTTTGACTACACTGATATGTCAGCAGACGAAGTAGAAGCCAACATCAACCCAGAGATCGACGAGTGCATGTGCATCGTAGAGAACCTACGCGAGTGGGAAGAAGAAAACCGTGAAGAGGAGGAAGAATAATGGACTTCTGGACCTGGCTTGAAACCTGCCCCGTGCGGTTTGAGATCGACAACCTACAGGGCTTTGACGGAGTTAGTGTAGCGTTCTACCCACCCGCCGAAGAGGAAGAAGATGAATAAGGTTGCGGCTATATGCACAGGAACGGCCCTAGTGGCTGTTCTAGCCTTCATGCAGGCCGAGATCGAGATGGTTGGTCAGGATGTCCATGATATCAAGACCTTTCTGATCCAACTGCCTAAGGATACAGTCAACTACACATCAGCTGACGAAGAGTGCTTGGCCAAGAACATCTACTATGAAGCAGGCTTTGAACCTGAGAACGGCAAGTATGCTGTGGCTCAGGTTACCCTCAACAGACTGCGAACGCGGCAGTGGGGCAATAGCATCTGCTCAGTAGTCTATGCCAAGGCACAGTTCTCGTGGACTCTGAAGAAGAAGCTTCACAAGCCACAGGGCGATGCTTGGCTAGAGAGTCGATGGATAGCACACACGGTCTTGGCTCAGAACATTAGAGTGGCCCCTCTCCAGGATGCCACATACTATCACGCGGACTATGTCAAGCCCTATTGGGTCAAGACTGTGGCTAAAATACAACAGGTTGGAACGCATATATTTTACAAAAAGACTTGACAAAACGGGCTCTGTGTGTTATACTACACACTTAAACACTAAAGGAGCACGTATGCAAACAAATTGCAAGTTGTACTACAAAATCGTTAAAACAAAAAATAAAACGTATCGCGTAGTTTTTACGTTCGATGCATACAATCGTATTACAGTAAAAAACACAGCGTTAATTACCGGCGATGTAGCTAATTTTACTGACAGCGCAGAATATATACAATACAGCATTAACAATGCCATTGCTCGCGCAAAAGCACAACTGCGCACTAATGTTGTAGAAGCCTACTAAAATAGTCAACTACTTGCACACACTTGCCCAAAATGCAAGTGTGTGTTATAATACATTTTTAACAGGAGCACTTATGCGTAAAATTACACCCAAACACATTTTGCAAATTAACAAATTAATGCTAAAAACTACAGAGGACTACATTAGTTTTAGCACTACACAACACGGCGTTAACTATCCTGTTACAGCAGACAATTTAAAATATAGTACAAAGGATGTACAGCATAATATTAATGCTTTGGTTGCATTTAATGCGGACTTAAATGCGCAAAAGTTACACGATAGTATTATGTTGCAGGATACATTTGTACGGGAGTATTACATAGACACACTCCGTTACATAGAAAGTAATAAGTTAATTAACGCAGACAACTTCTGTTGCATTTAAGCCACACAAATGACCCGCCGGTTGTGCGGGTTTTTGTTTTATGTTATAATACACACTTGTTTTAAAAGGAGCAAAAATGGGTCAATACGCAAACGCAGTTAACGCATTCGCAATGTCAGCCGCTCGTGCTAAAGTTTACAATATGCAAAACACTTTGCAAAGTTACGGACAAACGTCTTATATGCTTAATGTAACAACTAACAAGTTTCGCAAAGACATAGAAGCAAAAAAAGTAAAGTTTATTGCTAAACTAGAAAAAGAAAAAATTGCACAAATGCAAAAAGAGATAGCACACTTACAAACAAAACATAACCTTACAGCCTAAAGGGTTATTGTGTAGCACACTTGACATTTTGGACAATGTGTGCTATACTACACACTTAAACACTAAAGGAGCAGTATGCAGTTTAACACAAAGCAAATACGTGCATTAGCACGTAACGTCACTAACGTAAGCGCAAAGTATACGGACAGAACAGTAACGGACAAAACAAGCAAACGGCGTAGCGTTGTTTGGCATTTTTACAATGCACAAGATGCGGACACGTTAGCAAACTACTTACGTGCTACTTGTGCAAACGAAGTAACACGCACAGGTGTTGCGGCGGACATGTGGGCACACACAGGCGGCGGCGAGTATGTACGTGTAATAGCAGACTTAGCATAAGGAGCACAAAATGACAATACAATACGTAGACGCAAAAGAAGAGATTTTTAAATTACTTGCACAAGTGGAGACACTATTGCTAGAAGCAACTTGCGAAGGCGAGCAAATAGCGGGCACACGATGGGGCGACGAGATGTTTAACACACATGCGGAACTGGTGCAAATGGTTGACTACTACATAGATTGACAGTATAATACACACTTAACACACTAGGAGCAGACATGCAAGCAACACAATTTAAAGTTAGCAAAAAACTAAAATTAGTAGGCGTTACACAAGAGGACGACACTACTAACACAGAGTACAAGTGTAACGTGAAAGTACAGTTAGCTGGCGACAGCATATGGGACTGCGAGCTTGAGACAGTTACAATTACAAGCATACACATTGCAGAGACAGACTGGGGCGATGGCGACACTAACATACACATTGCAGTTTGCTATGAGGTAGACGGCGATGAGGAGTACGAGGGAAGCTGGCGCTTGTACACAGACAGCGGATTTGAAGAGGCTGTTAGCACATTGCTAGGGACGGCTGTGGGCTTTACGGAGCAGGGAATGCAAGACGACGGCTACGCGAGTATGGAGTTGTAATTAAACAACAAAGACCCTGCGCACTGTAGGGTCTTTGGTTGACAACAGGTAAAACCTGTGTTATACTATACACTTAAACACTTAAGGAGCGAGATATGTACAATATCGTAAACAACCCAATCCCACGTAGCGGACTCTTTGCAACAAAGTCTCTTGCAGACATACAGGCTATGATTGAGACTATGCCCGCCAAGCAAAAGGCAGATGCATATTTGGTCATGCAGTTGACCCTCAATAGCTGTCACCAAATCGTTGAAGACGAGATCCTCAGCAAGGAAATCTTTGCACAATAGGGGTTGACAGATTGGTAAAACCGTGCTATACTACACACTTAAACACTTAGGAGAGCGACATGGGATTTTTTACAGACACACAGTTTGATTCATCGGCCGATATGCTAGACGCTATTAACGAAGTGGTAAGCCGTCATGTGCAGGGTATGCGTAAAGAGCCTGCAAGCCGTTTGGGACTTGACGACCGTTGCGGTATGTTGTATGTTGACGAGGACACGATTGTGTCGTACACAGGCTCGCGCTTAGACTACTACGGCGGCTTCGAATATATCAAAGAGGGAGAGGGTCGCACTACATTGGGCGAGTTTACTTTCTACACTACAGAGAGCGACCGTGTTGCAGACGCTATTGAAAATCTTATGGAGTTCGACGGCGAGTGCGAAAGCGAATAACCCTACAGTCCGTAGGGTTGGTTGACAAGATGGTAAATCGGTGCTATACTATACACTTAAACACTTAAGGAGCTGAAATGGGTACACGAAGCATGATTGGTATTGAGAATCCAAATACCAAAGCAGTCAAAGCAATCTACTGCCACTGGGATGGCTATTTGGAGCACAACGGCGCTATTCTCAACGAGCACTATGCCGCAAGCCCTAAGGTCAACAATTTGATCGCGCTAGGCGACGTGAGTTCCTTGAGAGCAGAGATTGGTGAGAAGCACGCCTTTAGCCAGTTTGAGTTGCGGGCTGAAGAAGTAGCAGGTTATAAACTGTTGACTGAGAACTGGTGTACATTCTACGGACGCGACCGCGAAGAGACTGGTACTGAGTACAAACGATTTGACACAGCCAAAGAGGCAGTGACACATTACGAGCATTGCGGTGCTGAGTACTTCTACTTGTTCCGCTATGACGAAGATCAGCAAGCTGGCAAGTGGTTTTACAAGAAGGGTAGTGCTGGCGCTTGGAAGCGTTTGAGCACAGCGTTGTCTAAGATCAAAGAAGAGGAGTTCGCATGAAGAAGGTCATTGTACGCACACAGCTATACCAGGAACTTGAAGTGCCTGAGTCGTGGGATCGATACGATGTATACGACTTCCTAGCAGAGCACCAGTCGTTCCGTGGAGCCTTTCAAGGTGCAGGTAACGAAGAAGCCCGTATCGTCGATCTTGGCGTTACGGAAGAAACAGTAACAGAAATGGGCGAGGAGGCCTTTGATGAGTAAAGTAATCGAATGGATGGTTCAACAACTACTAAAGGAACAAAATGAGCGCGATGAGTGATCTAGCATATGATATCGAACAGCTATACATCGAGGGTTATAGTCCTAAGACTATCGCGGCGATGTTGAGTTGCCCAATCGAGCAGGTCTACGGATGGCTTGAGTCAAACAATGTGGCAGAAACTCCACAAGATGAGTTTGATCCCTACCAAACAATCAACAGTTAGGGGTTGACATTTGGATAGCATGGTGCTATACTATTAACAGTTAGAGATAGTTCTAACGCATTTTTACACACACAGAAGGAGTCAGTTATGTCAGTTTTTTCACATGCAGGTGTTTCTAAGTTGGACGGTCAGTTCAAGGTTCGTTTTGCCAATGACGTGATGCGTCAAAAGGTCTTGATCAAGAATGGTCACACTGATATCGATATCATTGAGTTGAAGAACCCAATGACCAAAGAAGATGCAGTTGCCTTCCTGTTGTCGATTGATTTCGATAACGGCAACAAGGCAGTTCGTGCCGCTCTTGAGGAAGCCGCTGGTAAGCGAGCTCCCAAAGCATCTAAGCCTGCAAAGGCACCTAAGGCTAAGGTCTCTAAGCCTGTTGCTAAGGCAACGAAGACTCCGGTAGCGAAGACTACCAAAGCGCAGGTGCAGACTCAAGCGCAGGCTGTCAAGGCTGTGATCGCTGAGTTGGAAGACGCACCTTTCTAAACACACGGGGCCTGGGTGCCCCGACTTTAAGGATTATCTATGTTTAAGTTGATTGGTTTGATCGCGTTGATCGTAGTGATCGTGGCTATTGGCCCGTTGCTGACTATCTGGGCCTTCAATACTCTATTCCCAAGCGTTGCTGTGGCCTATACCTTGGAGACTTGGTTTGCTGTGGTATGTCTAGGAGCCTTCTTCCGTGCCAATGTTTCAGTCAAAAAGTCCTAAGACAGAATACGTTGCTCTAGTGGCCAAGGACTGGCGTGATGCTGGTCCTGAGATCCAGCGACTAGGAGAGCGTATTGATGCAGTCCGTACGACCATCGCTCACCTAAACAAGCGCAAGCAGAAGTGGGCCTTGCGACAATGGAAAGAAACAGAAGCACTCTTAGTCCGCCGTTGGAAGATCGCCGTTGATCTACAGCATTGTGGCGCTAAAGAGTTTTCACCTGTAAGCAATACAGCAACCTACAAGATCGACTACGATTGGTTTGAGAAGAGTGAAGAGGTCGCCAGCATATTCCCCTTCTTCGATTACCTGAACTACTGGTGTGCTGAGAAATTTGGTATTTCCGGTCGTCCTAGCCTAGACTGGAGTTGGGAAAAAGCGATGCAGGAAAAGATCCAAAAAGCTAGACTTGGCCAAGCATAGGTGTTATAATATATAAATGCTGGAGAACAGCACAATTACAGAGGAAACATAAAAAATGAAAAGAATCAATCTAGAAACCAAAACCGGTAAAGTATTTCAAACATTGCAAGCTGGCAAGAAGTTGACTGCCGCTCAAGCTAAGAAGATGGGCATCGGCAACTTGGCCGCAGAAGCAAGCCGTCTTCGTCAAGCTGGTTATGCCGTGTACGCAAATACACGCACAGCTGGCAATGGTGTTGATGTAACAGAATACGAGTTGGGCCGTCCATCACGCGAGATCGTTGCGTTGGGCTACAAGGCTAAGAGCCTAGGCATTACACTCTAAAGAGTCGCTCCAAGTCCCGGGGGTAGTGTCCCGGGCAACCCCCCGAAGCCCGACCCGCTGTGAAGCGCCGTTGGGCTTCACCTTTTGTGGCTAAAATACAACAAAAATAATCACAGATTTCGGTTGACAAAAAGGAAAAACCGTGTATAATACACACATAGACAGCAACAAAACAGGAGCCCATATGAAACTGCACATCACTACACAATACATGGAAAACTACGGTGCCCACGATTGGGACGGTACCGGAGAGTGCCCACAGTACTGGAAGTTCAAAGGCGGTGAGGACTACTTCTATCAGTTAGGTAACGAAACCCCTAGCGATGAGCACCTCGCTGAGTTGGTCACTGCCTTGCGCCCTCGCTTTGAATACGATAACGAAGCGGCTCGTAACTACATGGTCAGCTACGGTGTGGTCGCTGATGACTTCCTAACAGAGTTCGAGCAAAGCCAGTTGGAATACGAAGGCTCTATCGCCTACCCTGCTGTCATGCTCCGCCCACTGGAGGAAGTGGTATGATCAGCATCAACCCTACACTCAACGAACTAGAAGTCATGGTGGTAGCAGATCACCTAGAAAAGAAGGGCGTCAAGAGCTACACCCTGCTTCCCGGCAACCGTTGTATTTGGGCCACATACGGTCAGATCAACGAATACTACATCTTCTCAAAGGGTCAATTGGTTGACATCCAGATCGATTGACCCTATAATACACTACATAGACACTAAGGAGCACACTATGAAACAAGGCGAAATTCAATCCTACAAGCATTTTGGTACCATTGAAATGTCTAAGGATGAGGACGGCAAGACCATCTACATCTACACACACTCGTTCTTCAATCAACCTAGCGATGAGAACACCATCAAGAGCGCCAAAGAGATGTTGGACTGGTATGAAGAGAAAGCCCGCAAGATCAAGGATGCTATCTACACCCTGCGCGGATCGGGCTACAAAGTATTCAAAGAAATCGCTTGACAGTTCCGGTAAAACCTGCTATACTACACACTTAAACACTTAGGAGCTGAAATGAATAAAGACGGTGCAACATTTTTGATCTTCGTGGGTTTCTTGATCACCTTTGCTGGTGTTGGCGGTATCGAAGTTAGCCAAACAGACACAGAACTGTTGGGTAGCATGCTGGTAGCCATCGTGGGCCTGCTGACCAGCTACTGTGGCGTTTTAGCAACACGGGTACTTGACAACCGTGGCGAATGAGTCTATACTACACACTTAAACACTTAAAAGGAGCGATAGATGATTACAGCAGACGTTATCAAAGCAGGTAAGGTTTTGGCAGAGCAAGCAGGTCGCGCAGAGTACGCCAAGTGGGGCGGTGACCGCGGTGCTTGTGGTTTTGCTTGGGTTGATGTCTACGTAGACCGTACCAACAGCAAACAGGCCAAAGAGTTGATCAAGGCAGGCTTCCGCAAGGACTACAAACCACGTTGCTTGAGCATGTGGGATCCAGCTGGCTTGCCAGTGCAGAACATCGACATCAAAGAAGCTGGTGCCTATGCCTATGCCAACTACCTGCAGGCTTTGGGACTCAAGGCCTACGCTGGCTCGAGGATGGACTAATGAGCAAGGTCCAGATCGATGGACTCAACAACCGTCAGCGAGCGATCGCTGACGTGTTGTGGATGATGCAGACCCGGGCGGAGGTTGAAGCATTTATCCGGGCGCTTCATCCTAGCATGCGAGCCGATGCAGAGACCGTGGTAGAGATGATGATGTTGGCGGTGTGGGATGACATAGACACCGTGGACGAATCGACTAAATTAATGCTTGACAATCTCAAGTAAAGACCATATAATACACATTTAACACACAGAAAAGGACTAACAAATGGCTACAGCAAAAGCAAAGAAGGCGATGCCCGCAACCAATCTCTTGGAGTTTGATGCAGAAGCTATCAAGCTTCGTGAGCGCGAGGTTGCTAAAGAAACTGATGAGCAGATCATCACACGATTGGGCGAGCGTTTTGCTATCCTCACTGAGATGACCAAAGCTGTCAAGTCAGGTGATGTACGTGCTATGATCGTATCAGGCCCTCCGGGTGTTGGCAAGAGCTTTGGTGTAGAAGAAGTACTTACCAAGGACGACTTGTTCAATGTTCTAGGCGAGCGCAAGCCACGTTATGAGATCGTCAAGGGTGCTATGAGCTCCATTGGACTCTACGCTAAACTCTACGAGTACTCAGATGCTAAGAATGTCATCGTGTTCGATGACTGCGACTCAATCCTTATGGAAGACCTCTCGCTTAACATCTTGAAGGGCGCATTGGACAGTTCCAAGAAAAGGGTGATCCAGTGGAACACTGACAGCCGCTTGCTCCGCTCAGAAGGCATCCCAGACAAGTTCGAGTTCAAGGGTGCGGCTATCTTTATTACCAACATCAAGTTTGAGCACGTGAAGTCTAAGCGACTGCGCGATCACTTGGATGCATTAGAGAGCCGTTGCCACTATATCGATCTGCAGATGGACACAGAGCGTGAGAAGATCCTGCGCATCAAGCAAGTGGTTACGGATGCAGGCATGCTTGATCACTATGAGTTCGAGCCCATCCAGAAGGACGAGATCGTAGAGTTCATTGACGCTAATAAGTCTAAGCTCAGAGAGCTGAGCCTGCGCATGGTACTCAAGATAGCAGACCTGCGCAAGAGCTTTCCAATGAACTGGAAGGCTATGGCTGAGACTACCTGTATGCGGAGAGCCTAATGTATACAGCAGACAGCTCTGCATTGGCAACACTCAAGCAGTACGGCTGTACATACCTTGGGCCCACATACGATGCACGTACACACAGGGGGCCTAGCCCCTACTGTGGCGCACACGATCTAGTGCAGGGCACGCTCTACTGTGGACAACACTACGAGCTTATGTACGTAAAGGGTAGCGCATTGCGTAAGCGCACTAAAGATCAGCGTAGGGCCAATGCTATCCGTGAACTGATGTCAGACTTCAATGCGGCCCTAGAAGAGTTGGAGTCAGAAGGCTTTGATGTCTATGCGCCCAGTGACCTAGAGGAGCTTGACGGTCGAGTCTAAGATAGGAAAGCATGCTTAGGTGGTGGGGCCTGGTGGGGGGTGGCCGGCCACTAAGCATGCTTAACTGTTGCGCACAAGCAACAAGCATGCCGTAAATTGGTAAATCACCCCCCAGTTAGATTAGATCACCAGGGGCCGAGATCTTGACCACCATGAGAATTTTGCGCTAGAATTTTTTTACCTTGCAAAACCCCTCTCTCCAGCTAAATCACAATTTAAAAATTTTGCGCAGAAATTTTTTAAATATTGCTATATGATTCCTAGCACTCGTCAATACTACGTACTCAATCAAGATCCCCGTGCCGCAGAAGTGTTCGCATTTATCAGCCAGCATAAACTTCAAGTTGAAATCCACGCTCGTCGCACACGCTTTTGGGTTCCCACTGGTAGCAGTATCTACACAGAGTTTGCCATTCGCTTCTCAGACACCTGTCCAGAAGTCACAGAATCTCCGGACAACTACGCACTGGGCCGAGATGATTGATTTCACTCTAGTCATTGATTCAGCTCTAACCCATGATCAGTGTGATCAGTTGATTAGTCAAGCTGAGTCAGCTGGCCTGTCAAGCAAGCATTTGGCTACGCATCTACACTATCGTCACTATGACTTCCCATCAACCCACGCTATGCTCACTGATCTTAACAGCCGTTGTCTAAGTGCCTATACCGCTCAGTTTCCACAGTTACGCTATATTGATAACGGCCTAGAGTTCAGTCCTTGGCGTTTCAAGCATTTTCCACCCACTTATGCTTTTGATCGTTGGCACAGTGAACATAATCTAGCTGTTGCACATCGTGTATTGTGTATAATTGTCTACTTGAGTGATAATGAGTGTGGCACAGAGTTCATGCATGATTCTACAGTTATCGAGTCACGTAAGGGTCGTGCTGTAGTGTTTCCTACATTCTGGACACATACACATAGAGGACAGCTAGATCCATTGGGCGTAGATCGCTATATCATGAGCACCTATGCACACTTTACGCCCACTAACTCAGAGTGGGTCAAGCGTAATCCGGTAAAAACCATCTTATAGTCTAAATAAGTGTATGACACGCTTGTACACTTATCATATCATAAAGCAGACACTAAAGTATCTTCCTTGCCCATTGTTTGTGCTAGGGTTCGTATACAGTCTATTTCAATCTAGCGGCGTATGTGGCTTGTCAGATCACTCTATGACAGCTATGTGGGCTCTAATGGCTCTAGCACACTCACTACCATATGTACAATACTGGGAAGTTAGTCGTTGTCCAAAAGGCTGTGGTTGTAGCGATTAATTTGTAATCTTTCTTAAATATCAGTATGGGAAACAGCCTGTACTTACCGGGCAAGATGTACTTGCCAGATCTACACGCATTTGACTATGTGGCATCAGCTCCATGGCCGGGCTGTGACTGCGATCATCAAATAGACTGGGTTGACAGCATCTTAATCCTAGAATCGTGGTTGGAGCAGTATGTGGGCAGTCACTACTCACACTGGGCCTATCACAACATGGGATGGGGACTAAAGCCAGGCTACTGCTCTCTAGCTTTCCGTCGTGCGCCAGATCGTACCTTATTCTTGTTGCGTTGGGGTTAATTAAGTGTATGTACAACTTAAACAAAATGCGGGCGCACATCCTTCAATTGGAACAACGCAAAACCAAAATATTGGCCTACGAACAGCAGGTTAACGCAAGTCTACCTGTGGACTCTGCGAGAGTCACCAGTGATGATCATAGACGCTTACGTGAGATCACAGCAAGTCTGAATCGCGTACAAAATCAAATTGATCAGTACACGGCCAAGATAGCGAAATTTACTCCCCCGCTATGACAGAAACCCGAGTTAGAACGCTGGCACGTACTCTGGCCTATAGAATCACAGCCCTGGCTATTACTGCTCTATGGACTGGACTAGGTGATGCTGTCTTGATACACCTTATACTTGCGAGTGTGCAGTATGCGATGGAACGAGCGTGGTTGCGGGTAAGTTGGGGTAAACTACCCTGATAACGAGGGTAGAATTTTCTGTTTTACCGCTCGCCGCTTCGCGGCTAGGATGCGTTCCGGAAACTCCCGATCAGAAGTAGAAGCCGTTGGGTCTGCGCATATAGGTTTCACAGCCTTCTAGTGTACAGTTGTCCTTGCGATGATCACACCAGAATTGAACTCCCAGTCCCTGTGCTATGGCCATGCCCACTGATTGGTTACCCACATACAGTTCTGCACCTGCTATGACCTGTGCCAGTTCCAGTAGATCTCTTGTAGGATAGTAAGTGACCTTGATGCCGAAGTCCCGCTCGTAGTTAGCGTGTTCTTCCGCAGTGCCTACAAACAAGATCTGATCGGGATTTGCCGCCATCTGCGCCCATACTTGATGTACTTGACCATTGCCATAGCGATCAGTCTTGCTGACAACCACAGGTTTACCGGCCACACGAACAGGGTCGTTGTTGCCCAGTGTAAGCCAAGGTTGTGTGATCTCGGGCTCCCACTGATCTGGATCTAGTCCCACTGCTAGGGAGTAGAGTCGACCATAGTGACCTTTGTCAATTTGATTGCCATAGAACCAACAGCAGATGTTGTCCAGGGGATGCGTGATCGGCTCGCCATTCCATACTGCCCACTTTGTGATATAGCTTTGTGCTTCGATCAGGGGTTTGAGCAGATCAAAGTCTTTTTGGCGCATGCGACCTGAGTGTGTGCCTCCATCAGGCCAACCAATAACTGTTTTGCACAAGTGGTCTAGGTTTTCTAGTCTAAGGTAAAATTCGCCCCCACCTAGCAAACGGATAGGAATCATGGAATAAATGATGTCGCCAAAAGTCCATGTTTGGCTAAAGGTTAGAGGTTGCCCTTCTACTGGGGTTGCTGGTGTGTATGGGCCAGGAGTGAATTTGTACATTAGAATCCTTTATATGCGTATATAATAGCATATTTAAAATTCTCGTGCAACCGACCGGCGAATCCTGAGTTAGTTGTACCAGCGTTGTTGTATGTCCAGTGTAACAGCAATCTTGCCGTCACCGTTGATCAATTCTGCTGACCAAGTGACGTCTTTACAGCCCAGGCGGCTTTTGATGCGTGTTAGCGTATAGCGCATCTTTATAGGTTGGTCCAGTGTAATATGTCCGGGCCAGTGAAAATTGCGGAATCCTAGGTCTATGACATTTTCGTTGTCGATTTTTACCACCTTAAAAAAGTAGTCCTGTAGCATGGTCATTTCTGGTGTACCGGGTACAATGGGACGCCCCTGCTGATCTGTAGGGATATCACCAGACCATCTAAAGTCTTGTGCAGTGGGCGTAAATGGCAGGGTTTCAAAGGCAATTCCCGGGTTACATTGTGCCACAGTCACGCTCTGAGGTAGGGGATTAAGTTTTGTATCGACGGTAAATAGCATAGTAATATATTTAACCACAAATCGGATATATAAAAAGGAACAAACATTATGCCAGTACGTAGTTATCAAGGTAAAGAAGGCCTTGCTTCCGGAGCAACATTTACGCCCCACAGAGGCGAGATATTCGTCGACCTCGATACCCTGTCTTTTAGAATCAGCGATGGTGTAACACCCGGTGGTATCCAAATTACAGGTAGCAGTACTGGCTCAGGCGGAGCGAGCAGTTTCCAGCAATTGACCGGACAAATTAGTGAAATACAAATCCCTAGTGGATTGATCACTAATTCAATGTTGCGCACCGATTCAGTGGCCACAGCTACGTGGTTGCTAAGTGCTAATTCAATGGGCGGATTCAGTTGGGTAAGTCCTACGTCAGGTGGCGGTGGCGGTACAGTATCTAATGTTGGACGTACAGGTGACTACAACGACCTAACACATATCCCCCCATTTAAAGTAGTTTCAACCAGTGGTAGTTTCTATGACCTGCTGGACTATCCAACAGTAGTATCAGCATTTCGCAATGACACAGGATATCTAACTTCTGCTACACTTTCAGCGTTTGTTACCACAGCTACTCTAAACACAGCAGTTACTAATGCTGTAGGTAACCTAGTTGGTTCAAGCGGTACAACATTTGCAGTTATTCAACAGTTGAGTTCACTACTCAGCACCAGCACTTCAACACTGAGCTTGATTACTGGACAGTTGGCCAACAAATTAGACATCAGCACAGCCACAACATATACCACACAGCAAAAGGTCATTGGCCGCGCTAACCTAGGTCTTGCCGCTGTAGCGGCCAGTGGTAGCTACAATGACTTGGCAGACAAGCCCGCTACATTTACTATTGCGCCTGCTACTACTTCAACTATTGGCGGTGTTATTATTGGTACCGGCCTTAGCGTTGATAACACTGGTAGACTTGGCCTAAGCACCAGCACAACGATTATTGCTATTTCAAGTCCTTCAACACTAAAAGGACAAGTAAACCAACTACCAGGTACACTACAAGCTGATCAAAATTACGTATACATGGCACGTGGGCCATTTAACCCATCACCATTTGTAACAGCCAATGCAAGCTCAACCAGCACCAACGTTATTCCAACGTTCTCAAGTGTGTTGTCCAATCAGATCAATCAATTGCAGGGCAGTTATCAATCAGGCTCTTGGCATATTTGGAACAGTTCGTTCACGCAAGACTGGAACGTTACTGGTGTTAACGCAATAGGCGGAACAGCATACTTTACCATTGACAACACAATCATTTACGGATCAGGCGATACATTCTATGTACAGCAAACTGATACCATTGGTCGTATTGGTATTATGGACAGTTACGGCGTAAGCCAGCAAGGCGTTACAGGAGCACCTGTTCTAACAGTTTCAGGTAGTGTAGATATGCCTGCAGGTCAAGCCTACGGCACAACATCAACCTTAATGACTGTAGACTGTACAGGAATTACCTACGGTGAAATGACCATTAGCTTCACCGATCCAACTAACACAGAATACTACAAAGGTACTCTTGAAGTATTTGTATATCCAGATTTGACTTATGTTATCCACCCAAACATTACCGGTAATAAAACTGACAGAATTACACTAGGATTTAGTTCAGGAAGTTCTGCGTCTTATTCAACCGCCGGTGTTATTAAGATCCCAGTTTACAACGGTGATAAAAATATCAGTAACGATACTACTGCATCGCATGCCGGTGTAACTAACATTAAATATTCTTGGTTAGTCAGAACCAATATCTAAGGAGATATAATAAATGACAACAGCTATTCAAAATTGCATACTTTGGGCTCGTCCGTTAGCACAATGTAACATGAGCAAACATTTAAACAAACGATTAGTAGATGCAGGTATCACTGTAGATCTTAGAGTCGTTGATAACTTTAAATGGAAATGGAGTGACTTCGAAGCCGCAGTTCCTGGTTGGAGTGTGATACCTTGTATCATTAGAGGAGACGGTCATCGTATTTCTAATAACACAGATCTAGTGGCTTGGATCGGTCCAGATCCTGAGCATGCGAAAGAAAAAGCAACCCCATTGATTCCAAAATAATATGAGCCAACCACAATTCTTTTACGACTGGGATTTTAGTAAGTTTGAAACTACTGCTCGTGTAGGTCAACATACTGATGTAATTACACGAATCTATTGGACACTAACAGGTAGAGACGATCAAGGTAATTCAGCACCTTTATACAATAGTACCGAAATACCGCATGATTGGATATTGGAACAAACAGCTGAGTTTGTACCATTTGTTAATATCAGTAAAGAACAATGTGAAGAATTGATAGAGACTTTGTTAGGCGAAGATGAAATTACTAGACTAACTGACAATTTAAAAATTCAACTAGAGCAGTTAGAAGCTACTAAAGTTACATCTCACTCTCCACCCTGGTTAAGATCTTAATGTCAATAAAAAAGCCCACTTATGCGTGGGCTTTTTCGTATGCTCTCATAGCTAACTGTCTAGCTAACCATAATCTAAATTTTACATGATCTGATAATTCAACATCTTCGTGTACTAACTTACCAAAATCTCTGCTTCTTAGATTACGACCAAATGTGACCTCATCGTCTATTATGAGGTCATCATTATCGTCTAGATTACTTTGCTGTTGCGGATTTTGTTGCTTCAGCAGTGGCTTTTGTGTCAGCCTTTTTATGCTCTTTTTTGTCGCTTTTGGTGGGCGTAACTTCTGCCTTCTTCTCTACTTTTGCTGGAGCCGATGCTGGAGTTGCAGGAGCTTTAGCTGGTTCTGCGGCAAATACTGATACTGCTGACAATGCTACTAAGGTTGCGATAATTTTGTTCATGATATTTCCTTTAAGGTTGATTTTGAACTAACACCAGTCTGTAGCAATTACAGTTAGCATCAAGAATGTTTTCATAATGGTAACCGTATGGAACAGGTTGTGGTTGGGGGTTAGGATACACTACGGTTGGTTGTTGTACTATCACGGGCTGTGGCCTTGTGATCGCATACCCCACTACGCCTCCTATCACAAGCGGCGCAACCCAATCGTATCGATTGTAATAACCATGATTCGGACCATAGTGATTCCAATGATTCGGATTTGCTTGGCTTGTCCCACTTATTAATATCAAACTCGCAAGAGTTAAGGTTTGTAGTAGTTTCATACATAATGCCTCCTAGCATATATATACAACGCCTAGGGATTATGATTAGTTGACAGGATTTGAATTATTTTCTAGAGCATCAGTTGCATCTAGTAAGTCAGCAATGTGTCCAGAATTTCTAAGAGCTTTGAACGCTAGATTACCGGTTCCAAACTCGCCGTCATGTGCGAGACTTTTTCTACGGAACAGGCTCAGCATGTTTTTTATTTTTTGTAGTATAGGAAGTTCGTTAACATCTATGGCTTTTTTGATCACTATTTCCCATTGATAGGCCAATGCTTTTACACCTTCAAAATCATAACTTTTTAATGGAGGTGCAGGTTTCTTTAACCACTTGTTTGACAGTAAACTATAGGTAGATGTTACCGCAGGCTCATTCGAATTCTCAGCATATAGTTCTACAGGTATGCCTTCGAGTTTGAGAGGATACATTCGTTTCCACTCTTTTCTTTTGGCATCAAACAGCTTTTTTACATCACCGTCGTATTTGACTTTATTATAATCAATTACTATATGTAGATCAATATCAGACCATTGTGTATACACGTAGTTGGCTTGAGACCCTGTGATTAAAACGTCTTCGATCGGCGCCGAAACCGACAAAAAATCGTAGAATTCCTTGGCGATTTTAAGCAATTTGACCTGGATTTGACGCCTAATTTCCTCACCTTCCCATAGAGCAGGGTTTAGCTCATCATGCAGTTCGATCGGTGGATTATATTCAAAGATGTACATATGATTATATTTATGGATTAAATATGTCTATGTCCAGTTTTGAATCACTTGCCGGGAAAATACTCGTAGCTCAACCAAAAAATCAGAGTTCGCACTTTGCAAAAAGTGTGATTTTACTTGCCCAACATGGCATTAACGGAGCATGGGGTGTTATGGTCAACAAAGAAGCATCAAGCGTTGACATCAAAACTGTAATGTCGGCCGCTGGTATTAATTACCCAGGTCATGCTCCGGTTTACATAGGTGGACCTGTAGAACCTACAAGAGTACATATCGTGCATACTATGGATTGGTTCAGTAACAGTACACTACAGATTGCACCTAACTTAGGCATCACCGGGGACTACAGTATCCTGTCTGCAATAGCAGGAAATGAAGGTCCGCTATTGTGGAGAGCTGGTATAGGATTAGCGGCCTGGAGTGCAGGGCAATTAGATGGAGAGCAAAGCGGAGTAGCACCCTGGATGCCCGATCACAGATGGTTAACTGCTGATGCTACTGAAGATATATGTCTAAGTGGTACCGGAGAAGAACAATGGCAACGGGCGATTAGTCATTGTGTAAATCAAAAAATTTCTTCGTTATTTTAATTCGCTGATTTCGTCCATCAACCCAGTTTCAATATTTCCACAAGTATAGTTAAAAGAAATAATCGTCTTACGAATGTCTGACGAAATCCTAGGAGCTCTATGTATCACATGACTAGGAAACACTATAATATCTCCCTCAACTAAATTAGGAACTATCTTAGTTTTTTGTGTCATAGGATCCATTAATTCAGTAATCGGGCTACGAGGATCCATTTCTAAATAATAAACACCGACCCATGTTGAACCGTGAATATGCCAATTGTGTATATCGTTTTTTACATATTGTTGAAACCATAGATTTTCTATGTTAACATCTTTGTAACCCACTTGGTGCATCATGTGAACTAGACGATGCTGTAGGATCGGAGCGAAAAGTCTGACCCATGGTCGATCTACATTTTTACTGTCGCCCCAATCAAGTTTATCAACACGATCAATATCATCACTGCCCAAACGAGGATGTTCAGACGGCCATCTATCAAGCAAAGACAATAGTCGATCTTTGATCATGCTATGCTGTTCTATCTTATCTACTAGATAGAACGAATTCATTTGATGAACTTGCATCAGTCTTTCTCTGGATTAAGTCCCGCTAACAATTCTCTAACTTTACTGCTACCTTGGACACCTTTGATCTTGTTGATACCAATGCCTTCTGTAGGATCAACGGATTTAATTTCACCTGTGTCTTTATCAATAACAGTTGATGTCTTTTTAAGATTAGCATAGATGCTTTCTCTAGGTTTAGCAAAGCCTCCGTTATCTTCATCTTCAAACAAGTCTTTAATTCTCAGCGTATCAACATCAAATTCCAAGTCAACTTTCTGTCCTACACCAGATGAGTTACGTGTCTTCATAAACTGTATTTGATAACGTCCACGTTCCTTCATAGCACGACTTGTAAAGATACCAATCACGTTATCAGCAGTTTGAATCTTGCTCAAGCCACCTGAAATATGACTGTGATCAAATTCAATTTCTTCAACAGCACTACGATTCAACTGTGAAGCAGTAACTACAATAGCCTGTGTTTCCATCGCTAAGTTACGCAACTCTTCTGATACATATTTGTCCTTAACGAACAAGTCACTCGGACTAACTTTGATACTTAACGGCATCATCAAGTCCAAATAGTCAATTAAAATAACGTCTGGCTTGTAGCCTTTTTTGACTTGATATTCTTTGAGATATGCACGTATGTCATTTGCGTTCTTACCGCTTGGCATATATTTGATTTGTACACTACCTGCCTTCTTGCCTGTCATCTTAACTTTTAATTCAACGTCATCAAGACTCTTAAAAATTTCACGAGTTGGAATATCAGTAATCATACTATCCATACGCATGGCCACTAAATTTTCAGCCAATTCAAATGTAAGATATAAAACATTTAAACCTGCTAATGCCCAGTTGATTCCTTGATTAGCTAAGAACAAACTCTTACCACCGCCCGACGCCGCACACCAAATGTTAAGCTCACCTCTGTTAAAGCCGCCATATAATTTCTTATCAACGCTAGGCCATCCTGTGCTAACTTGACCGTTTGTGTTCTTTAATCCTTCAAGACGTTTGCGGGGATCTTCAAAATAATCTGTACCCATGTCTTTTTGTAAACTGATCTGTACAGCATCTTTAATCATCTTTTCTACTGGACCGTAGTCGCCTTTATCCAACAGATCTGCTGATTTTAAAATTGCTCGTTCTAGTGCTTTGTGACGTGAAAATTGCTCAAATTCTGCCATCAACCAATCATAGTTTTCCTTGGGCAAAGCCGCAGGATTTAAGTTAGTATCACACGATGCATTAACAATCGAAGCCTCCGGCATGACTTTGTATTCGTCAACATAATGTTTAATAAAGCCTGCTACGTCTTGCAATTTTCTGTCGAAATTTTCGGGGTCAAATATGTTGTTACACCGAAAAAATGTCTCAGCATCGCTCATGAACATTTCAATATAAAGTTTCTGAACGTCCGAACTGTAGTTAGGTATTTGATTAGTCGTCATGTTTGTTTTCAAGTTGTTTCTTTAAAAGTTTAATTTTCGTCTCACCAGTTTCACGGTATTGTAAAATGGTGAAAAGTGTGTAAATTCTGCCAAATTTCTTCACTGCATCTGCAACGTCTTTAACGTCTGGTCCCCAGTCTGGCAAACTAACCGACCAATGGTTGTCTATGGCCGCGGATATTAATTTAGCCCCAGGCTTGTCGTTGTCAGGGACAATAATGACTTCACGTCCTAGTGCAGAAATTCGTGAAATTTGAGTAGGATTTGGCTCATTATGCATGATAGCAACACCGTCTACTGCAACCGCGTCAAACTGCCCTTCAACAACAATCACAAATTTCCTATTTTCGTCTTGTCTGTCTAAATTAAAAACATATCCTGGTTGAGCAGTAGTCAAGTACTTTGGCTTGCCATCACGAATTTTTCGGGCTGTCCAGCCTACAACCACATTTTTATGAAAAAATGGCAAAATTACGCGATCTTTGTAACCTGCCTCAGGAGTCCACATCCAGTCATACCAGTCGAGCTCCATCCCTCGGTCAAGTACGTAGGCAATGACATTTAAAAAATCCTCGTCCTCGCAACCTTCTTCAATCCACTGATCTATAGTTTTGCAATTTTCTGGCAAATTTCGTGGTTCGAGCCCAAAATTTAGGGGTATCGGCGTTTTGTCTAATTCTTCTTTATTCTTGAGTGCTTCGAGTGATAACTTGTTAATGTCATCATCTGGTACTCCCATCCACCTCATGAGATTTTTAGTATTTTTACTTAATAGTTTACCAGGCATCCACCCAGCTTTGAAACCACAATTGAAGCAATGATACTGAAAACCGTCATCACCTGATGTTTTGACGCCCCCACGTTGCCGCTTGTCTGATGAGTCTCCGTTGTGGACACAACAGGGTGCGTTGAAACTGATCCATCCACTCGGAGTTGCCTTTCTTTTTGGAGGTAAGAAATTTATAAATGTCGCTTGAATCAGATTCATGCAACTATTTTAACTTCTAAATAGGACTTTGTCAAGTTTTCCGTTAGGCCAGTATGGTTGCCCAGGGACTGGATTGCCAGGAACGCTGGCCCCGTACCAATTTGCACCGAGCGCATCCGCATCAGGGACGTACTTGACTTTAAAATTGGTATAATTACCATTTAGATTGATGTAGTCAATCCCGGTAAAATTGCGACTATAAGGTATTGATTGTAATAGAGCATATGATTCATTTCCATTACCTTGTCCACTAGGTGTATCTTCCAATGTTCCATAGATATCAATGTGTCCTTTGAAATTTGTTAGGTAAAATGCAAAAGTTTGCAACCCATTATTTGAGTTAAATGCGGGGTTTGCTTCAATAGTACCACTGCTAAATGTCCACCAGTTGCTTTGTGGGATACCTTGACGATCGATTGGAGTATCTCTATACCAATTAAAGGCATCAGTTGAAAAACTTTCAGTCAAAAATGGTTCGATGTCTTCGCGAATTTCAGCTGTACCATTTACTCCGTAATAAGTATTGGAGTAGGTTGGAACGTAACTACCGTCTGTATCAAGGGCCGTGACACTAAAGGTGTATGTCTTGGTTGCAAGGTCCATGGTGTCGCTTTCATTCAATGTTAGAACAGCCAAGCCGCGTGTGCTTGTAGTAACACCGTCGTCTATGATGTCTAATTCTTTAGGCTCAAACGGCATGATGTTGTCATGGTCGAACATTCTGAAGAAAAATGTGCCACTTGAAATAGGAACAGGCTTTTGGTCTGAATTTTTAAATTGTATTTGGACCTTATTTTTAAGGCCCTTCTGAAAAATAAGATTGCGTTGGTACATAACGTTGTTAACACCCCGTGAGTTATCCAGATCTAACGTGATAGCGTAAGAGTTGGTATATAAATAGATTGGTAATTTCTGCATATTGCATATTTATAGGTTAAATGAAGTCAAACAAAGATCAAGAATTCCAAAATAAGTTTCCTTTTATAAGTTGCGTAAAAGTTAATGAAAATGAGTACGTTGGCATTGTTATTAACAATGACGCCAATGTTACCAGCATCTACGATTTTAGTGTAATTCGCACAGAATTTGAAAAAACCAGCTTTTTAGAGCTCGGAGAGACCTGGTGGTGGGAAAGTAATCGTAAAATCCCCATTAATATTTTCTTAAAACAAGAAATGTCTGTTTTCAGACCTTATATCAAAACATTTAACAGCAAAGATATTGTAATATTATTTGGACCGACTGTAAATTTGAGCGAAATTGCAGAAAAACGCATCAAACGTAAATCAATACAATTAGTTAGAGCACCTAGGCGTAAGGATAGCTAATTGATTCACAGATTTGATTCATCTGTACCACAATAGCATGAGCATAGGCAACAGCATGACTTTTCTTAAAGTAATAAGCGTCTTCTGTTTTAACCCAGATTTCATTTTTCACTGCTTGGAAGCCTTTTTCACTGACAATCGAGACAAGATGCTTTTTCCCCGGTCTCAACAGGGCTAAAAACATAGCCAATTCTTCAATACTTCTAGGTTTTAGTTCCGCTATCAAATTATGATATCCATTTACATGGAATATCAAATCACAAAAATCCTTTTGTTCCAATAAATCCCATAGAGGTTCGACAGCCAGCAGATCTTTGATGTGTTTTTCGCTTTTTATTGAGTTGTACACGCTGGCATTCAAAAAGTCTATCTTAAAATACCCTCGCTCTTCTGCTTCCTTATAATCTATAGTAGATAATCCTGTTAAGGGGTTGTATGGAATAGAATGACAGTACACACCTGTGTTGTGCTTCTTAAAATTTCCATCTTCTTCAATGGATGCAGTGATATTTTTGACAATATCTAGTATCTTTGTTCTATCAGCGAAGTCAATATCAATATCCGGCAAAGTCGCCTCCACACATTTTTAACATTAGTTGATAACGTTCGTATGCTAACTTCACAGCAGGCACATTATCACGTATTTCCATCTCTTTATATTTCTGCTCATCAATTGCGCTGACAAAATCGTCTAACTTATAGATAGGAATATGTATTGCTACCGCATCTACTGTCTCAGTAACGTAATCAATCTTAGGGTCATTGTAGTCAGACCAGTCGACCCTAGTACGCCTATAAAACTTTCGATCACTCGACGATGGAACAGCTTCAAACGCTTCACAAAATTTTGCCAGTGCGTTTGAATATGGCATTGGTTTACTCAATTCCGCTCCCCTCACAGATTTCTCTTACGACAGCAACATCATCTTTGTTAGATTTAAAATGTTTGACCCAGAATGGAATATCTAGTGCCTTGTCAATGAGTTCTAATTGTTCATCGTTAAAGTTTTCAAGCATCTTTTTGCCACTTGTGCAATTTAACATGACCCATGCAGAGATCTTGCCATTCTTAATGTCATGTACTGCTCGATTAAAGTTAACATAGTTGAAATAGTGGTTCCATTGAGCACCGCTCGAGTCACTCCACTCAATCATTGTTGTGATAGTGCGCTGGCATGCGGCTTCAACTGGTTCTATCTTCAACATCTCATAAAGATAGGTATCATACAGTTCATCTCTGCACCAGTGATCAAGTTTAATGTCGCTTTTAATCACAAAATCTATGAATTTTTCAGGATACAGCGGAGCCACGTTGTTTAAGAAACTACCAAACTTTACAAAGGCGTTGTAGTATGCACTCTTGCAAAATTCATCGTAAGTTTTCTGTTTCTTGGCGCCTTGTCTGATTTTATAAAATTGATTAAAGGCATAAAATCCACTCTGAACACGTTTTTCGTCCTTTTGCATTGCTCGGCGTTTGGGCTCGCACATGTGAGCAAACAAGGTCTTCTCTTTCATGAAGGCCTTGCCACAATGTGTGCAATTAAAAGGTTGTTCAGCCAATTGAATCATTCTGCAGGTTCGTATGTTGCTTCAAAAATATCTGGTTTACAGGCGTAGAATTCACCTTGTACACCTTTGATGATCCAGTCACCTTCTGTAGCGATGTGTTTAACTGTTAGGTGAACACCATCTTCTAGTGTTCCTAGTTCTGCTTCACCTTTGGCAGTAGGATGACGTTGCTTACTGAACTTACCTAATGCACTACCACAGAACTGCTGAAGCTCATAGATGCCACGTTCGCTATACTCAAATTGAATTGCTTCGATCACTACTGGTTTCTTTCTAAATTTCATTCGTACTCCTTACGTTGCTTCTTATCAAATCCCATCTTATCAAACAGTTCTTCTCTATCGGCTTTAGTCATCATCTTAGCCCATGCCTTAATATCACTGAGCTTCATTGCAGGATTTAATTCAGCCAATAACTTTTCGATCTTAACTGCTTTTTCTTTTGTGCCCGCTTTGAGATAAGGATGGTATGTCTTAACACCTGCACCACAACCTGCAAACAGTTTCCACAGCAATTCTTTATGATTCTTACTTAATACCCAGTGATGTTTGTTTACAAGTTCGTTAGTTCTTTCTAAGAACCATTCTTGTAATTCAGTATCGCCTTGCACATTAGAGCTGTATCTCATCAAAATAAATGGACTAAACTCTTTCCTTTCTTCTGGCGTGAGCCTACTATAGAAGTCATAATCTCTCATGTCTATAGCGTTTAATTCTCGTTTAATGTCAAGCATCTTTATCTTTACTCAGGTGATATATTATTTTAACACGTTCAAGGGCTTCTTGTAAAGTAGGATTGGTTTTCGCCATTCGATGAATTTCTCCCCAGAGCTTAGATTCCATTATATGGTCGTGTAATGGTCGACCATCGCCTGTTCTTGGATCAAAGTTTGGTTTGGTAGGATCATAGTCCCATCCTATTGCTTCTCGTGTACTAGGATCGGCACCAAATTCTCGAGCGTAAGTTACACCGTTGTTTCTCTCATAGATATAACGTGCTCCTGGTTTAAGATTTCCCATATTACCAACACTTAGTATAATCTACAATTTCACTTTGACGGCTAACTTCTTTAACAAAGAATGCACACATAGGTTCATCGCCACCAGTAAGTGGTGTTGTTAACAGTTGCCCTGGCTTCATCTTCGGAAAGTACCACTTGACATCTTGGTATACATTAATAATGTCGATGTCATGAAATTCTGGTCGGAAGCTGGTTAATGGATTGAAACAAAAAGTCCTAAACCCTCTGTCATTGAGACTTGTTAACGGTAGTACTTCCATCTCCGGGCCTTCTGGATCGCCCACAATAGTACACCAATCTAACGGCATAGTTACTTGATACGGCCCAACTTGTAATACTGCGGCTGGTCCAGTAAATGATTCTAAAAAGATCAAAGGAAGAAAAAAGTAATCAGGATTATGAGGATCGCTGTTATCTAAAACTGAATAACGAAAGTCTTCGTCTATTTCTTCCGGAAGATCATTCAAATAGAATGTCTTATTATCTAATGTTAGTATTTGCATCTTGTTATTCAATCCTTTGTTATTATACTTTTTAATCTTTGATAAGCCATGACAGGATTTAATGAATAATTCCACTTGGAAAATTTACGTGAAAATACTTCAGGTGTCATAACATCTAATTTTAATTCCCAATCTCTTTCAGTTAACGGAATTAGTTGGGCCATAGGTGTTCCTGCCTTAACATTTAACATTATACTTGATTGCGGCTTTTTAATCAAGCAATTTATGTTACTTTCGTGCTGATATCTAAACTCAGATATACCAGTGACTGTGGTAAATTCTTGAGGATTGTTTTGCCACCAGACCGGCTGTGACCACATCCATTCGATCGGTTCGCTACACCAAATATACCACGGTGATACGAATTTTATATTGGTGTATCCTGGCCATGCACCCCTGGCCTGTGCATTTACATTATGAACTTCTGCTGGACTTAAATTGTTAAATCTCATGCCAGAATCGATACTACCAGTTCCGTCATTGTTGATAGTGATTTCGTAATCTGCCCATAAAGGAATTATCATCCCTTTATCAAATAAATCTTTTGCGGCTGGACATTGTCTTACGTTCTTTACATCTTCGCCGGGCTTACCAGGAAGATTTTTAAACCAGTTAGGAATAGCATCTTTAGTTTTAACGATAGGAAATAAGTCGATCAGCATTCCGGAAGGGGCATACGCTTCAACTACGATCTTACTCATGGAGTTTTTACCTTCTCAATCGTAAACGGATATTTGGCTTCTTTATAAAACTTTTTACGTTCTGTTAGGTGTCTCTTGGCGTATTTGGTGTTCGCTGTGATGTCCCAGATTTGTACGAAGTCTTTATCTTCTGCTTTGCGAATACCTCGTCCAATACTTTGTATAACTCTAACAAAGCTCTTTCCGGCTTCCAGAAGAACCAAATTAAAAATACGAGGGATATTAATACCCACAGCGGCCACACCATAAGTCGCCACAATAATCTTGTCATCATTAGTTGCCACTTCACGATACTGTTCCTTGCGTTTTGTTGATTTTATTTTACCACTGATAAACACCGCTTCGGGAATTTCGTTTATGATGAATTCGCCTGTTTCGATCCTATCTACTAATACTAGGGTGTTACCAGTATCGGCAATGCCCTTGACTAACTTACTAACCCACTCCATTCTAGTATCATCGGTGACTAGATACTTTAATTCTTCTGGATAAGTTTGAAACTCTTTCCATTCTTGTGTTTGAATTACATTAACGTGACATGTACTTAAGATGCCTTTTTCTTGCAATTCATGTGCAGTAACATAACCTACTACTTGACCAAGACTACACTTAATGCTTTCAAACTCAAGCGGATCTTTAGGAACAGTACCAGTAAGTCCCCAACGGATAGGAGCATTACGCAAGTTTTGTGTCAATAAATTCTTTAATACTTCTGCTTTAGCTTGGTGAACTTCGTCAACAATAATACAACTAACTCCCTCAAGGAATTCAGCCAAAGTAATAAGATCCGCTTCACCGTTTTTAGTTTTCTTATCAAGTATGTTTAATGATTGCCATGTGCAAATAGTGTGTGTCTTGCCTAAATCTTTACGATCTCCATAGTATACACCTACATCTAGTCCAACGTTAACATAATCTTCTTCAGTTTGTTCTACAAGACTCTTATTCGGAACAATAACTAAACTTCTGCCATATTTTTCACAAATCTTACTCAGGGTTGCAGTCATAATAGTTTTGCCTGCACCTGTTGCCACTGACTGTAGTGCCTGTGGATTTTCTAAGAATGTATTAACTACTTCAACCTGGTCATCACGTAGCCTAATTGGCTCTCCGGCAAAGCGATGTCCTTCTGGCCAGCACATATCGCCCCAGAAGTCTTCTTTAATTTTTTCAAACTCTAGTACAGGACTAACTCTCTCGTCTTCTACTTCGATATAGTATCCTTGACTTTCTAAGTAAGGTAATATTTGATCAAGCATACTAACATAGGTTGTCCCGCCCAATCCAAAGAAGCTCGTACAGCCGTCCCAACGTCCTAATTTGTATGCAGGTTGGTACCGTGCGGCCTGATTAAAATACTTGAATTTCTTTACTAATTCTTTTCTAGTATCTAAATCTAAATTCTCAAATTTTACGTTGACCTCATCTTTGATGATCAGTTTTGCGGTAGACAAATAGTTGCTCCTTGGGGCTTCTTATCGTTATAATACACTATGTTGGCTGGCGAAGTCAAGAGAATGTTCATACTAAAATGCATATTGTTATAGTAACCTAAGTTGATTACTGTATTAAATTCAATACCAGATTTGACCAAAGGTTTAGGAATTTTTGTACTAACAAAAACTACTTTGGTATTTTCAGACACAATATTATTCAACTCATTTTCTTTAACGTACTGATTAAATCCGCCATTGTCTTGATTAGGAGTTCTAAACATCACACTGATTTCAGAATTATTAATTCCTGCATCTAATGCCAGTTGGTGCCATGCTTTAGTATGTTTTATTTCACTACCACCAGGAATCACAATTAACACTGGTCCGCCAAATAAAATTAATTCTTTAAAATGATCTAGCTCATACACATTGCTGTCAACGTATATCATACCTTGGTTGTTTAAGAACGCCAGAGTAACCGGAGATTTTACTTCTTCTTTTAATCTAGCATCTATAGCCTGATCCCAAATACTAACCCCGTAGTTCTTAGCATGAAACAGAAACTCAATTACGTTTGAAGTTTCTAAATTGGGAATCTTTGAAGATGCATTTTTAAAACTGAATCGGTCTCCATCATTAACGGCTGTGATCGCATATTCATCTGCTTGGCAAATAATGTTGTTGATGTCATCAAACCAATTCTTAAATGTATCATCTGCAACAAATCCCTGCGGGACTAATGTTGTTCCTAACCATAAAACTGTTTCTTCTCTTAACGAGAACGACCACACTTTATCTTCGTGATTCCATGCGCCGACTGCGGCTTTATGACTAGAGTTTTGATAACCAGTTTCGGGAGTCCATGCTGTATCGCTGACAAATTTCTGGATAGATTTAATTATTGCTTCATCATACGGAAACTTTACATATATTGAGTTTTTATTAACTGTAATACTCTTTTCGATATAAAGTTTTCTAAAAGGATGAGCAAACACTGGATTATCTAAATCAAGCGTTGTTTTGAAATATGCCTCTAATTGAGGTTTATATTTCTTTATAAGTTTGATAGATAGATTGGCCTGTTTTTCAGTAAGTGTATTACCGTTAGACAGTTGATTTGCTAACGACTCAACAAAATTCCTCTCCCAACCAGGAGATACCATCTCTGGCTCAAATATAAATTTGTCGTAGCCAGCCAGCCGTTGTATTAGTGTTTCTACAAACATTAGATATGCACATCTTCCATTCCAGCAGTTCTAAGTTTGATTATGTTAGAAACTTGCCATTGTTTAATATCAAGGCCCTTAATAATTCCTAACCATTGATTACGCAACAATGCAAATTCGTTGATAATCTTTTCTAGGTCAACTACGTCGGCCTCACCGTCAACATATTTCTCACAGTCACGTGAGCTTAGAGCACGTTGATAATTCTCTAAGTATTTCTTAAACGCTTTTGACTTCGTACGTCTAAGTTCAATATTTAGATATTCCAACACAGCTTCAATTTCTTGAAGCTGGTTGAAACGTTGCTCAACAATGCCAGGAAGTGCGGCACTGGCTTTCTCAAGATTGCCATATACCTTAACTTCCTTCCTAGCCTCGTCTAATTGAGCGTAGAAATACTCAATACAATCTGGCAAGTGAGAAATATCTCGACTGACCTTACTGTACCACATTAGTATTCCTCGTCTTCGTAGCCCATATTATCTTCGTCATACGGCTCGTCGTCGTCCACGCCTTCTTCTTCTATCACCAATTTGATAGCGTCATCGAGGTGGGGATCGTAGCCAGTATAACCCGACAATGTGTCAGCAGTAATATCGTTACCTAGCAAAAAATCAACGTACTGATTTGCCGCCATCTCACGATTTTTTTCTGGGATGTATTCACGGAATAAATCCCAAAGGGTAATAATTAGATTCTCATCCATTATGCTTCTTCCTCTGTATCGATAGTTGTAGTTAATGTTTGTGCCGCAGTTGCGTCCCACTCTTTCATAATGATATGTAACTTATCTTCTGTCCAATTTTTACGGAACTCGGCAACAATTTCACCAGTTTCTTTACTGGTGTACGCTAATTTATTACCAACCTTAGACAATACACCCATCTTTTCGAACATGTCAACTAAACCTGACGTAGGAGCCATACCTGTTGAATATGGAATCTTAACTTGGACTGATTCAAATGGTTTCGCATAGCGGGTTTTCATAATCTTACAAGCACTACGAATACCTAGTACGTCACTAACTTTATTACCATCTTCATCTTCTTTTAACTTCAACTTCTTCATAGCAACCACGATAGAAGATGCGTAAACGAAGCCTTGTCCTCCTGAGATTTTATCATCCGGATCAAACATATCTTGCGAAGCGTATGTGTGATTAGTACATACCAAGCCGACGTTATAATTACCAAACATATTAACACAGTTACGAACCAGTGCCGTAAGTGCTTTAGGCTTACGACCCATATCACCTTTAAGATCTCCTGCTTCGAACTGATTTACGTCAGTTGGTGTTAACAGCATACCTAGCGAATCAATTACAAACAAAACCTTTGGACGATCTGTAGCATCCATTGATTTGTATTCTGTCATAAATTCGTTGATAGTTTTAGCAACGTCATCAATCATAGCCATGTTAAGTTTCAGCAGTTTATCTTCTGAAATATCAACACCTAGTGCTTCTAGCCAAGCCTTGTCCAACGCATTTTCTGAGTCGATTAAGACAACATAAATGCCTTGTTCTTGAGCATGTTTGATAATATTACCTGAACAGATGTACGACTTACCTGCTCCTGATTCGCCAGCAAATACCGTTACTTTGCCTAATGGAACTCCTTTGAAGAAGTCACCGGAAATAAGGTAGTTGAGTGCGTAATTGCCCGTTGAGATCCAATCTGTCGGATCATTAAAGCCTATACCAAGTCCGTCAATAGACTTGGTGATAGACTTACGGAACTTCGAAATATCGAAGGCTTTTCCCATAGTCTATCTCCTTAATTACTTCTGACGATTGCGAATCATTGCAAGGATGTCTTGCGCTCTTGCACTTGCTTCACTGCCGCTCGACGCTGGTGCAGTTTTCTCTGCCACAGGAGCCGCTTCAGCAACTTTAACTGCGGGTGCTGATGCCGCACTCTCAAAAGGGACATCATCTTCATCCACGGTTGACGCTACTGGTGCCTTAGCAGTTGTAGAACCTGTTGCAGATCCACTACCGCCCATACCTGCTGGCTTGTAGTATTGGCCCCAACGTTCCATGTCAAAT